CACGTTTACCTCGTCCACGCCGCTGGTGAATGGCGCGAGCCAGACGGGCTCGTCGGTGGTCACGGATGGCTGGGCCTCGGGTGCCTCGTCACTGGCGAAGGGTGACATCTTCACCATCGCCGGTGTGTTGGCGGTCAACCCGGTCAGCTATGCCTCCACGGGCGCGTTGCAGCAGTTCGTGGTGACGGCGGCGATCAGTGACGCGTCGGGGGCGATGACGATTAGCATTGCGCCGTCGATTGTCACCAGCGGCCAGTTGCAGACCGTGACGGCGTCTCCGGCGGATAACGCGGCGCTGACGGTCGTGGGGTCGGTGGCGGGTGTCTTGGCGGCGACGGTGACGTCACAGTCGCTGATGTATCATCCCGACGCGTTCGCGATGGTGATGGCAGACTTGCATCGTCCGACCAGTGGCGCGGAAGCGACCACCGTGCGGTCGAAGGAGCTCGGAATTTCCATTCGTATGGTGCAGCAGTATCAGATTGGCACCGACCAAGAGCCGACGCGTCTCGATGTGTTATACGGGTGGGCAACCCTCCGTCCGACGCTGGCGTGCCGGGTGCAGGGATAAGGGGGCAATAGATGGCACAGACAACCACGACCATTAGTGCAGCGGTCGGCGCGACCGACTTGACCATTCCCGTGACTTCGGCCACGGGGTTCGCGGCAGGCAACTACCTTCGACTCGACAACGAGTTCATGGTGGTGTCGTCGGTGTCCGGCACCAACATCTCGGTGCGGGCACGCGGCGATAAGGGCTCGGGTGCGGTCGCGCACAACATCCTTGCCATTGCCAACACGGGGCTGGATAGCGATCTGGCGGTGCAGCCGATGGGGCAGTCCGCGCAGGTGGACCCCCAGTTCCCGACTATCGTGACGTATTCGGCGGCGGGCGCGATTGCGATTCCGGTGCAGAACACGATGGTGGTGCTGAATGGCGGAGCCGCGCGCGCGATGACGCTGGCGGGTCCGGGCAAGGATCAGGACGGGTTGACGCTGACCGTGCTGAATGCCTCGGCGTTTGCTCATACCGTGACCTACACGGCGGGCTTCTATGGGGACACCACGTCGAGTGACGTGATTACCTTTGCCGCGAAAGCGGGGGCGTCCTTCATTTGTGTCGCGCGTGGCGGCACATGGGGACTCTTGGGTCTGACGAACTGCGTGATTGCGTAGTACGACCGTGGGGGGCCTCGGTGGCCCCCTACGTTGTCTCTCGGTTCGCGCCTGCGGGCGTGCGAAAGGTCAACCATGTCAATTGTGAATACGGGACAGACGGAACTCGATCAGGAGATTGCGCGATGGAACAAGCCGTATGTGTTCACGCCGTATCCCAAAATGCTGTATCGGGGTCTGCTGAAATCCAATGGGTCCACGCAGGTGGACGAGCGCATTGTGGCGTCAGCGGGCGAGCATCGCGAGGCGGAGGCGGACCGCTGGGTCGAGTCACCGAGTGGCGCGACGGAGCAGGTCGAAACCGTGCAGCAGGAGATTTCGCAGGCCGCTGCCGAAGCGAACGCCGCCGCCACGAAGATGTCATGGAAAGCGCAGCGCGAGCGGAAGGCCCGCGAGGACGCCACCGACAAACATTTGCCCGAATAGGGCGTGAGGTCCGCCGATGACGACCAGCGAACTGATTACCGCGTCGCTGCAACGGCTCGGCGTGATTGACGCGGATGAGACGCCGACGGGCACGGAGATGAACGATGCCCTTGACCGTCTCAATGACCTCATTGATGCGTGGGGCACCGAGCGTCTGAGCATGTATACCTCGTCGCGCACGACGTGGACGATCACGTCGGGCACGGCGGCGTATGCCATTGGTCCGGGGTCCGTGGTCAACCGGGCGCGTCCGGTGTATGTGGATGACATCCGGTTCATCGACACGTCGCAGGACCCGGATTTGGAGATGCCGCTGTCGCGGCTGACGGTGGAGGGCTTTGCGGCCATTCCACAGAAGGCGCTGACGTCGACCTATCCGACGTGCGTGTATTACAACCTGACCTACCCGACTGGCACGCTAACCTTTTGGATGGTGCCGACCTCGACGACGTTGCAGGGGGTGATTTACGCGCCGGTGGCCGTGACGGAATTGGCGCTGGCCGATACCATTTCGTTGCCGCCGGGGTATCGCCGGTTTCTGCGGGATGCGTTGGCGGTGGAACTGGCCCCGGAATATGCGGTGCAGCCTGCTCCGGCGCTGATGCAGAGTGCTATCGAGTCGAAGGCGGACGTCAAGCGCGCGAATATTCGCTTGCTGGATTTGAACATCGACGCGATGTGGAAGCCGCGTCACGGGCAATACAACATCTTCAGTGATACGGGCGCATGAGTCAGTATCCCCTGTTCGTCGGTGCCGCCTATACCTCGCAGTCGCCCATCGCGGATGATGAGCAACTGATCAATTGGTATGTCGAGGTGATGGAGAGTGCCGGGGCCAGCACGAAGGCCGCGCTGTATCCGACGCCGGGGGTGGAGACGTTTGCGACCACCACGTCGAATGGCGGGCGCGCCATGTTTGCGCTGAATGGTCGCTGCTTTGCGGTCATCAATGACACGTTGTGGGAAATTGGGAGTGGGGGCACGGTCACGAATCGCGGCACACTGGCCGTGGATTTGTTTCCGGCCACCATCAGCAGCAACGGCGACGCCGGAGACCAACTGTTTATCACGTCGGGCGACGTGGGCTACGTGTTCACCCTGTCCACGAATACGCTGACGACCGAGCTCGCCAGTGGCGCGAGCATCGGTGGCGTGAATGACGGGTATTTCGTGTCGTTGGACAATGCGACCAGTGAGTTTCGCATTAGCGATTTGAACGACGGCACGACATGGGACGCCACGCAATTCGCCGCACGGTCGGACGCGCCGGACCGGTGGACGTCGATGCTGTGTACCAGCTACGGCCAGATTTGGCTGTGGGGGGACCAGACGTCGTCGGTCTGGTATAACGCCGGAACGACCCCGTTTCCGTTTGCGCCGGACCCGTCGGGGCTGGTGCCGTATGGCATCAAGGCGGCGTTTTCGGCGGCGGAATGCGTGGACCGGGTGATCTGGCTGGCGACCAGCCGGAACGGCGGCGTGCAGGTGGTGTCCGCGCAAGGCTTCGTGCCGGAGCGCATCTCGACGCACGCGATTGAGTATGCGTTCTCGACCTATGCGACGTTGACCGATGCGGTGGCGCAGGTCTACTCCGAGCAGGGGCACTTGTTCTACATCTTGACGTTTCCCACCGCGCAGAAGACGTGGGTCTATGACGTCTCGACGGGCCTGTGGCACGAACGCGGCACATGGATTAGCGAGACCAGCACATGGGAAGCCCTGCACACGCTGTATGGCGCGGCGGCGTTTGGCAAGTGGTTGGTCAGTGACCGGACCAGTGGCCTGATTTACGAGCAGAAGGTCGGGTTCACGACAGACGTGGAAGACCGGCTGATTCGGCGGGTGCGCCGGTCTCCGGCGACGTTTAGTGAGCACCAACGGTTGCGCACGTCGATGCTGGAAGTGTTCTTCGAGCCGGGGCTGGGGTTGAGCACGGGACAGGGCAGTGACCCGCAGGTGACGTTGCAGATCAGCAACGACGGCGGGAAGACGTGGGGCAACGAGCGGTCGGTGAGTGCGGGCGCGCAGGGCGCGTATCGGACGCGGGTCCGGTTCCGGCGGCTGGGGATGGCGCGCGACCGCGTCTATGAGGTCAGTGTCACTGACCCCATTCCGTGGCGCATGATTAGCGCGTATCTCGATGTGCAGGGGGAGGCGGCGTCGTAATGGCGAGCCCCCCGATGCCTGCGCGTGACGCGCTGACGTATACCAACAGGAACCTGATCACGCGGTCATGGCAGGTCTGGTTGCGGAACCTGACCACGCAGGTGAACGATGCGCCCAGTCGCATTCAGACGGTGTCGTTGTCGGCGCAGTCCGCAAGTATTGGCGCGACCTCGATTCCCTCGACCACGCTCACGACCGGGCTGTATCGGGTGACGTGGTATACGCGTATTGCGGTGGCGGCGACGACGTCCAGCAGTCTGACATTGACGCTGAACTGGATTGATGACGCGGTGACGATGAGCCTGAGTGGCGCGGCGCTGACCGGGAATACGATCACGACGAGTCAAACGGGCACGGCGCTGCTGGCGGTGGATAATGCGTCGCCGGTGACGTATGCCACCACATATGTCAGTGTGGGCGCGACACCGATGCAATACACACTGGACCTGACACTGGAAGTGGTGAACACCTAATGGCAAGACCGTACAGTAATGCCGGTAGTAGCCTTGCACAGCGTGTGAGCACGCAATTTGAGCAAGAATTTGGTCGACCTGCTAATGCGGGTGGGGTTATTGACCCTCAGTTTGCCGCATGGTCGTCAGGCGCAATGGCGAAATTGCAAGCGGACGACAAAGCCGCGCTTGAACGCACGCAACGCAATTGGAACCGTGTGCGGAACACCGCGTATGTCGCCGCCGCTGTGCCCTTCGCGGCAGCCGCCCTTCCGGCGCTTGCTGGAGGCGGTGCCACGGGTGGGCTGGGTATGGCGAATACGGGTGCGTGGACGACTAGCGTCGGTGCCGCGCCCGGAGCCGTGGGTGGCATTGGTGCCGCGAACACAGGCGCGTGGGCAAGCGGTGTCGGTGCGGCACCCACTGGAGGCAAAATGGGATTCTCGCTCGGTAATTTGTTTCAGGGTTTTACGGGTCGCGACAAGGCGACGCTCGGCGTTGGCGGTCTGAACGCCGTGCTTGATTATCGCGGGAAGGGCAATCAGTTGAGCGCCGATGAGCGGGCGTTGGCGTATCAGCGTCAGTCTGACGCAGAGATGCGCGCGTTGCTCGCCGCGCAGCGTGACGAAGACTACCAACGCGAGCTTGTCAAAGAAGCGGCACTCCAGAAGCGGTTTGACGCGGAGCAGTTGGCATTGCAGACCCGCTCGGACGCGCAGGAAAAACGTCTCGCGGACCAATACAATGCGCGTGAGGCGCGGATGTCGCCGTATCGCGAAGCGGGACGCACGTCGCTGGCGCGGATTGCCAACATTCAAGCCCCGACCATTACGCCGTATACGCCGTCACTGGTCTATCGTTCGTAAGGATTAAATCATGCCATACGTAAAAGACCCGAACAGCGACGACGTTTATTGGGAAGAAGAACAAACTCCCACGCCCACGCCGACACCGACGCCACGACCTCAGACCGACGCTGAGCGACGAGATTACAACAGGAACCATCCACCGGTGCAGCGGCC